ATTTCTCCTGCTTTAAATCTTGGTGACTCTTCCATGGCTCTTTGCTGCTCTCTTTCAGTTGGTCCATGAAATGCATCTCTGCCATGGGTAAAGCCTAATCGCACATCTTTAACATGACATCTAAAGCAAAGTTGTCTCTTGATGTCATTTTCCGATTCAATCGGTCTTTCGCAGGTAGAACATTTCATATAAGCTCCTATTATACTGTAAAAAACTTTTCATTTCTAATAATAGTTAAATTCACCTATCAGCCAACGGTCACGAGTCTTTACTGGCTTGGGCACTTTGCTGGCAAAATAGTTCAATGTTCCAAACGGAGCATCGGTCTTGGGACTGTACTCTGGCAGCCAAACATACTTTAACATCTGGTTGGCAATAGCTAGGGACATTACACGGTCGTCATGAGGAGAACCATGGGTTGTGCCATTGTCGTCACGGACAAAGGTCTTGAGTTCGGCAATGGTATATTCGCATTTAAGATACAATGCACCATCTCTTAAGTTTGCGTTTAACTCATCTATGGCCAGTGGCTTTGACAGGGTTGTTGTGCGCCAACCTAGCTTTTCAGTGGCTTCAGCATGTCTTATATTTAATTGACGCTGTCTATAAATATTAATATAATTAGCTTTATTTAAAGATGTTAAAGTTGTTAAACCATGGTTGTTTGATTCAACGCCTATTAAAGCTTCATTATAAAAGAAGCCCAATGAATAAAGAACTTCTTCGCCAAACTTGTCTGGGTCAACATGTCCATGCCAATGGGCTACTACAATACCAGACTTAGCATCAATAACATGAGCGGAACTATAGTCACCTCGGGCCAATCCTTCGGCCACGTCGGCCCCAATAACGTATCTAGCCCCAGCCTGTGGTAGGGCCCACACGGAGAGTGGTCCTCCAGAGGACTCAAACATAAAAGAGTTTCGAACATCAGATAATTTTTTATTAAAACCTTTCTTAGGAGCTTCTGTTTCAAATTTATTTATAGCATCAATATCAAATACTGGACGGCCAGAACGAATAAAGGCTTCCTCAGGATTTGATGGGTATTCTTGATGTAATTGCCATACGGGTAGTTCTGCGGCTTGAGCATCATACCAAGCTTGGTCACGTCCTGATGCCGACCATGGGAAAAAGATTCCACGGAATCGGTTAGTGCCAGTTTGCGAACCATGCCATAAAGTAAAAAATATATTTCCCTCACCCTTGGCAGTAGATAGACAGATAACACGACCACCTACGTCAGCAATTGGTTCGATAGACGCCCATGCTTCTTCTGGGTTTGGCAAGAATGCCATTTCGTCAATGATTGCTAGGTAAACGGATTCACCACGAGCAGGTTCATTAGCAGATGGCATTGACTCTATTACGGAATCATTACCAAATGACATCTTTAAAACGTTATTTTGTAAGAGTTCAGGACCAGAAAGTCTCATCCAATCTGGCAAGAACTTATAAATATACTTAGCTTTTTGCAGTAGCTTTGTAGCTTCACGTTCAGTCTTTGAAAGCATAACTACAAATCTATCTGGCCAGAAATAAGTAATCCAAAAGGCATAAGCAGCAGCTAGTGTGGAGAATCCAATCTGACGTGCTTTAAGCACTATGGTATATCTATCGCTTAACCAAGCTTTAACAGTTTCTTTTTGCGCGTCTCTTAAAACAAAAGGAATGCGTCCTTGGTTTGGATGTTTAATATAAGCATAGTTTTCACAGAAGAATGCGAATGCTTCTGCTAGTTCTGCTGGTGTTGCGTTTTCTGGACCACGACATTTTCTAAAGTTGTACTCATTTAAGAGTTCATCCAAGTTCACGCCAAAACTCCAATCCTGAATATCTTCTTATTGTTTCAGGCAAAAATACATCTTCTGGTTTACGAGATATTTTTTGTATCTTTGGTCTTATCTTGTGTAGATTTTTAATACCAGTAAGCGAGTTTTCGGAGATACCTGAAGGGTCCTCAATGTTTTCAAATTCATGATTAAATTTCGGAATCGCCAAGAATTCATAAATCTTATTAATCTCTCTTTCTGGGTCAGATACAAAATCATCGTAATCTACAAAGTGAAAAAAATTTCTATATTCTGGAATCAGAGCATGCTTCATAAATTGTAAACTTAAAGAAACATCTATATCATGACGCATTAAAAAATCAGCTCTTCTATCTGCTGTTGGTTTATCTGGAAAAGTTTGAGCTAATACTTGTTCATCCATTTGATTCTTTTTAGAATCGGGATGAGCATTGATGATTGTGTCAAATGAAACTAAAACATCTAACACATTTCTTACTGGACAAATAATCTTTATATTAGGATTAATATAACGATAAATGGTTTGTAAACCTACTGGATTTGGCCAATTTAAATTCTTATCAATAATATATTTAGCTTGTTTATCGGCATAAAATGAATGAGGAATAGTTGAAATAATTGTATCTATTGCTTCAGTTCTAGGATAATCAATATGTTCTAACTCTTTATAATTATCCATTTGTCTAGTCATTATCTTAAATAATGGACTTGCCGGCGAAACCCAAACATCTGGGTTTTGATTTAATACTGAACTTAATATTGTTGCGCCAGAACGTTGCATTCCAGCTAAAAAAAAGAATTCCTTCGTCATTTATTTATCCTTCGTTAGTTGTTTTGTAGTATTATCCAGTTAGTACCATCTGAAACTAGTGTAGCCCATTTACCTGCTGTATTAGTAAGTATAGCAGTTCCTGCAGACCCTCCGCCTGATGGAACTACGTTCGAAGAGGCTGAGTCAACGTTTTGTGCTTGATAGTTATGAATGTTTAATATTCTACCAGTCCAGCTTGATGCTGCTGGTAATGTTAACACGCATGTTGAACCAGATTTATTGTTTATCAACCAGTAAGTTGAATCAGCAACTGTGTGGTCTCCAGTTATTGTTATTGGAGTAGAACCAGCAAAGTGACCAGTTGTTTTAAATCGGTCATCTGTTGCATCTATCCCAATGCCAGGGATTCTAAAGTTTGCAATTGAAGTATTGCCCAATGTTATTTCATTAGATACCGTTGAAGAACTTGCGGTAGCGTTATAACCAACTTGAGTATTATTAGAACCAGTTGTTATGCCACCAGCACCTTTTCCAAGTATTGTATTTTCATTGCCTGTTGATACGTTGGTACCAGCGCTATTGCCAATCATTGTGTTATCATTACCTGATGAAATAGCTCCTCCAGCGCTAGAACCAACTGCAGTGTTGGCGTTGGCATTAAACGTTGCTGCAGCTAAAGTACCTGTACCTAATGCAGTATTATTTTGACCAGTAGTATTAAATTGCATACTGTTAGGTCCTACTGCGGTATTGCCACCACCTCCATTGGTGTAACGTAATGCGTTAACGCCAATAGCTGTATTGTAATTATCTGTTGTTGATGTTTCTAGTGAATTAGCACCAATTGCAGTGTTTTCATGACCAGTGGTTAATGCAGCTCCTGCACCTGCACCAATGGCGGTGTTTTGATAACCAGTTGTAACAGCTTTTAAGGAATAAAAACCAATGGCGCTGTTTCCGTTTCCAGTTGTTGCAACTTGTAATGCTTGATTGCCGATAGCAAGGTTTTGCTGACCAGTTGTTAGTGCATTTAATGCATTATTTCCAATAGCAATTATAGAACTTACTGTAGTTGCAGTTCCTAATGCTCCAGTACCAATGGCAATGTTTTGGGAACCTGTTGTTATATTAAAAGCTGGTCCATTACCTATTGCAATGTTTACGCTACCTGTAGTGTTTGACTGTAGTGCTCCAGCACCAATAGCAACGTGTCCACCACCAGTAGTATTATTTGCCAAAGCGTTACTACCAATTCCAATGCTAGCACCACCTGTTGTATTATCTGCTAAAGCTGAAGAACCAATTGCAATATTATTGTTAGCAGTTGATGCATTTAATGCATTATTACCAATAGCAATGTTTTGATAAGCTGTTGTTAGTGAGCCACCTGCATTAAGTCCAATCATAACATTGTCATAACCTGTTGTTAATGCATCACCTGCACTATCTCCAATCGCAAGGTTATTAATACCTGTTGTGTTGTTTGTTAATGCATAGTGTCCAATTGCAAGGACGCCAGTTCCTGATGTATTTGATGTTAAAGCAGCTTTTCCAATTGCAATTAAGTTACTAACTGTTGTATTGGCTGCTAGAGCATCTTTTCCAATTCCAATATTACTGCTGGCTGTTGTGCTCTTATTTAAAGCGCCGCGACCAATTGCAATGTTATCGTTTCCAGATGGAAGCGTAATTGGTCCTGTTGTTACTCCAACAAAAGTATTTGAACCAATTGCAATATTGTAATCTCCACTAGAAACTGTTGAAGTTGTGTAGAAATATCCACTGAACATTGCTCGTTCACCAATAGCAATGTTGTAGTCACCGTTGTTGTTATAACCAGCATAAGAACCAATGAAAGTGTTTCTTGAACCAGTTGTATTATAGAATGCTACGTTTTCACCAATAGCAGTGTTTCTATCACCAGTTGTCATACCTAGTGAATAGTGACCAATTGCCATGTTGCGTTGACCAGTTGTAAGACCTGGACCATAGAATTGGCTACCACCTAATGCACGGAAACCTAAAGCTACGTTTCTTGAACCAGTAGTAAGACCACGCAATGCATCAACACCAAGTGCATAGTTAACATCACCAGTTGTTAAGTCTTGCATTGAGCGAGCACCAATAGCAACGTTTAATCCTGCTGCTGTTGCTGGTGCTGTTCCATTCATTGCTAAATCACCAGCTGCCATATTGAAGCCAGTGGCACCTGAATAGTTAATGTAACCAGTTGTTTGATAAACTGGCCAACCTATTCCTGCTGCTCCCGTTGGGCCAGTCGGTCCAACTTGTGTATACATTACTTGAGTTGCAGTAAATATAACTGAAGGAATTGCAGGAGCAGGAGATGCTGCAGCATTATATTCAAGACGAATATCGGTATTTGCTGTCTGCCAAAATAATTCAATATAATCACTAGCAGCAAGTTGTAGAACCAAGTTTACAGTCATAAGTGCATGACCGTCTACTCCACCGTGTCTTTCAACAACGCTTAACTTTGTATCGCTGTCATCAATGTTTGTTCCATTTTTCTTAAACCAAACGTTAGCATCTGCGATTTGATTAAATGAACTTGCAAACTGAATAGAGAATGTTAATGAATAAACTCCAGCATAAGTAAAGTTAATTCTACTGTTGTTTGAAAGAGTAACACCACTATTGTTTGGGTCAGAGTTATTGAAGGTAACTGCATAAGCTGTGTTTGTTGCGCCAGCTGTTTGGTCTTGTGTTGACCAGAACGAACCCCAATATCCTAATGCACCACCAGCGCCAGTTGGTCCCGTCGGTCCCGTTGCACCTGCACCAGTCGGTCCTGTCGGTCCAGTCGGTCCCGTTGAGCCAGTCGGTCCCGTTACAGTTGATGCTGCACCTGTGGCTCCCGTCGGGCCAGTCGGACCCGTGGGTCCAATTGGACCTGTCGGTCCGGTGACAGTAGAAGCATCACCAGTCGGTCCCGTTGCGCCTGTCGGTCCCGTTGCGCCTGTCGGGCCAGTCACAGTAGAAGCTGCTCCTGTTGGACCCGAAGGGCCCGTAGGGCCTACTGCCCCCGTTGGTCCTGTCGGACCTGCTGCACCCGTGGGTCCAGTGTTAACCCATGGCAAATTATTCCAGTTAGTAGTACCATCACCAATTTTAAAGCCAGGACCAGGAGTTGTTGCAGTTGCAGGACCTGTTGCAGGAATGGTTTGTGGTGGGCCGGCATCAATACAAATACCAATTTCACCTGCCATCAAAATCGGATTGTAGTTGTACCAGTTAGCCTGGGTATCTCTACGCATTTGAACTAATACAGCCATTTAAAATCCTCTTCTCTTAATAATATCTCTTCTTTGGTCTAGCACATATTCTGCAGGTGTTGTTCCTGCGGCACCTTGGCTTGCATCAAAAGCTCCTACAGCTACTACACAAGAACCAGTCGCAGCTGCTGAGGTAACGTTTGCTGCTACCTTTTGATAAGTAAATGTAGTTGAGCTTGGCACTGATGCAATGGTATAGGTTCCATTAAACGTAGTGTCAACGTTAGAAACATAAACACTTTGTCCTACGGCAAATCCGTGTGCAGTAGGTGTGGTTAATGTTGCAACATTTGATGTCAATGCTTTATTAGAAACTCCAACTCCTGCTGCTAGCGGTGTGGCATCTGGAGCTATAAGGTAGTGGAACTGAATTGATAAAGCCGCGCCACCATCAACAATAGTTTCATCCTGGTGGTCAATAAGTAATTGGTCCTGTTGATTCTGCAGCTCTCTTTTCAGAGTATTCATCATACGAGAAATCAGTACGTTACTGTTTCCCTGAATAACATCATTACCTGGGGCGGTCCAAACGGCGCGGATATTAATCACCAACCTTTTCTATTGACATGGTAGGAAGCACACTTACTTTCTTCGTCTGTTTTTGACTGATTTCTAATATTGCTGCTTGCAATTCGGCATCAGACAATTCTTTAACAGATGTTTCAGTTTTAATATTAAGAGTCTGTGACTGTTGAATGTAGCCAGTTGCCTTTAAATAAAGCTCAGCTGATTTAACATCACCTGATATTCCTTTAACATAAATGGCATCAAGCAGCTTTTGTGTTCTTTCAGGAGACTGGCTTAATCCTTCTACGCCTAAACGCCACCTCTCAATAAACTGTTTTTTCTTTTCCCACGTGCCCAAGGTATTAATATGCACACTGTGCTCTTCAGCCCAAGCCTTCTTGGTCTCTGGTTTTCTAGAGTCCTCTGGAGTCAGCAACCAAGCAAGGTAGGCCTCTTGTTCTTGTGATAAAAAAAGTGATTCAGTTCTAGCCACGCAGGGAAATCCTTCTTATAAAATGTTTGTTCCTATTATACTATAATTTTTTTTTCCTAAACAGTGTTACTTTGGGAAAATTTTGCTATACTATGTAGACTATGAAGCAATATAACGTAAATTACAGAAAAGCCGGCCCATTAAAGATTACAAAAGCCGATGGAACTGTTACCATAGAACCAGCTCTTAAAAGACAAGAACTCTTGACTTTCCTGGAAAAGAGTGGTAATCTTAAACGTAAGAAAAAAAAGAAGTAATACTGTAGAAAATACAGTACAGGGCAACTCCTAGTGCTGCATCCATCAACGTGTAAACCTGAAATACAGGGTACGACTTGCAAGATGGAGGTGAGGCAAGACCGCAAGGTGCCTCCCGTTAGGGGTAGTGTAGCTGGCGAAGCTATGTCCTGAATGCCTTTGTTCGGTAAACCTAACATACGTTAGTTAAAGACGGTCTTTCAGCATTTAAATAATGAAACGATGGGGGTTAGGAGCATACTATCTCTGGTGAAGCATTCAATCAAGCAATCAAACAAATAATAATATTATAAATTCATTCAGCTACAGCTTTATCTTATTTAAAGATTGATATGATTATTATAAAAATAAATGATATGAAGTTGGCCGCAAGGCCAACGGTACTTACCTACCTTAA